TATGACATGGTTGAAAGCGAATTTACGAATAGTTTTGGGGTAACAGTTAAATTAAGAAAGTCACAAGGGTTGGCTTTTAATGGGGCAAATGCTCTGTCCGATATTGTAGACAGTTTCGTTCAAGGTATTTTTTACAGTGAGTATGGAGCTTTTGGGCATGGAAAATCATACTGGCGAAGAAATAACTTCAATGAGGTGGAAGCTTTCGCGGATATGTTTGCGATCATGAACAAACCCCAAGCCAAGGCATGGGCTGAAAAAAACATACCTAATCTTTGGGCAGCATTCATAGCGAAAATGGAGGACTTTAATAATGACACATGAAGAATTTTATAAAGGTTGGGAAAAACTTTACATAGAAAAATTTGGAGAAGCCCCTGTTTTTGGCAGAGGTTTTATTTTAGAGCATGCTGAACAAATCATAGAAGCGATCAAAACAAACACCCCAATACCTGCCCTTCCGACACAGGATGTAGTGCTTTAAATCTAGTAATTGCAATTTTATAGTAGTAGTGCTATTTTGTATTTAATAAAATATGAGGTATCGTATGCCATTGCCAAAGCCTAGTTCGGGTGAAAGCAGAAGTGATTTTATGAGTCGCTGTTTGAGTGACGCTAAAATAGTTAATGAGTTTTCAGACCAAGCACAGAGGGTTGCAGTCTGTATGACACAGTATGAGGGCAAAAAAATGACAGATGAACCTATCGAAAATCCAGATGTTGAGGTCGAAACAGAGGTAGAATTCAAAAATGAGCAGCTAGATGTTTCTTTTGAAGTAAAAACTTCTGATGACGATGAGCAACAAGGCATGTTTTCGGGGTATGGGTCTATATTTAATAATAAAGACTTGGGCAATGACGTTGTAATGCAAGGTGCTTTCGCGCAATCAATCGGAAGAAAAGGCGCAAAAGCTGTAAAACTTCTTTATCAGCACAAACAAGATGAGCCGATCGGTATTTTCGATGAGATTATAGAAGACCGCAAAGGCTTAAAAGTTAAAGGTCGACTGGCGATGGGCACACAGCGCGGTCGTGAAGTTTATGAATTAATGAAAATGGGAGCAATAGATGGTCTTTCAATCGGCTATCGGGTTGAGCCTAAAGGGTATCACTATGATGAGAAGCGCAAACGACGCTATCTTAAATCAGTAGACCTTATGGAGATTTCTGCAGTAACTTTTCCAATGAATCCTCGCGCAAGGATACAAGCGGTAAAAGGGGCAGAACGCACAGTCAGAGATTGGGAACAATTCCTTCGGGATGAAGGAAGCCTTTCTAGGACTGAGGCAAAGGCGGCTGCAAGCGCAGTTTCCAAGGCACTTGAACAGTGGGATGCTGTAAAAGAAGAACAGCCTGAAGTTCTTGAAGCAATTGATCGCTTCACAAATATCCTTAAATCTTAACTCTACGGAAGGAAACATAATGACAGAAGAAGTCAAAACTGCCGTAGACGCGATGGCAAGTGCCTTTGAAGAATTCAAAAAGGTAAATGATGAGCGTCTGGCAGAAATTGAAAGCAAGGGGGAAGCAGACCCACTTGTTGAAGAAAAGCTTGCAAAGCTTGAAAGTGAGATGGACAAGTTTGAGACGATCAACCAGTCAATCACTCAACAGCAAAAAGCCTCTGAAGGCATGGAAGAAAAACTTGCTGAGATTGAAACAATGCTTAAGCGTCCTGCAAACGGCATGGATAGCAAAGACATTGATGTTAATCTAAAAGCTTGGGACACCTTCATGCGTAAAGGCGAAGAAGGGCTTGATGATATTGAAAAGAAAGCTTTGACAGTTGGCACAGCAGCTACTGCAGGTAATTTAGCACCTGCCGAGTATGTTGAGGAACTGATCAAGGTGATTACTGAGATTTCACCAGTTCGATCAGTTGCACGTATTCGTCAAACTTCTAACAAAGAAATTGAAGTGCCAAGCAAAACTGCAACCTTTGCAGCAGCTTGGACTGCGGAAACTGGCTCACGTTCGGAAACAACAGGTTACACAACCTCATTGAACACAATACCAACACATGAGCATTATGCACTTGTTGATATTAGTTCACAGTTGCTTGAAGACAGTGTGTTTGATTTAGAAGCTGAAATGAACACTGAATTTGCAGAGCAGTTTGCAAAAGCAGAAGGTACAGCCTTTATTTCTGGTGACGGTTCAAACAAGCCAACAGGTATCGTAAACGGTTCAACAGTTTCATCTACAACTGCGGCTAATGCTGCATCAATCGTAGCAGACGATCTGTTCGACTTAGTTCACGGTTTAAAATCTGAGTATGCACGGTCAGCTACATTTATGATGAATCGCGCTACACTTGGAGCAATCAGAAAGCTGAAGGATACTGCAGGTCAATATCTATTCCAAACTGGTTTCTCTGGGCAGTCAGGTTTACCAAACACGATCTTGGGACACCCATATGTGGAAGCACCAGACGTTGCTGACATTGCTACAACAGCAAAATCAGTTATCTTCGGTGATTACCGCAGGGGATACATGATTGTCGATCGGGTAGCACTTTCAGTTTTACGTGACCCATTCAGCCAAGCTTCATCAGGTAATGTTCGTTACATTGCTAGAAGAAGAGTTGGTGGTGAAGTAGTTCTTGCAGAAGCAATGCGAGTTCTTGAGCATCCATAAGTTTATGGTTTGGGGAGCTTTTTGCTCCCCTTCCTACTAGGAGGTAGGTATGAAAATAACAATGTTAAGAAATTCGGTTGGTGTTTCTAGATCAGATGGCGCAGAAACAATGACCTACGAAGTCAATAAAGAATATAGTTCTTCCGAAGCGTGGCAGGAAAAAGTCTTTAAGTATTTTGTCGATAATGGTTTGGCTATGGAGATACAGGGCAATGCGCCTGTTCCAGAAACGAAAGCAGAGAAACCAAAACGTGCAAGAAACGAAAAAGGTCAATTAGTAGGTGATGATCCAAGCACACCTGATGTCAATGAAGCTTGGGAAGGTGGTAAAGCACCGAAAAAATAAATAAGGATGGTAGGCTATGGCTGGATTAAAAGTAATAACAGAACCCACGATTGAGCCTATCAGCATTGAAGAGGCGAAAGAACACTTACGCCTAGACGATGACATAGACGATATTCCTGTCAAAACTTTTATTAAAGCATCACGGCTCTGGGCTGAGCA